AGGTGTGCTTTTGATAAGAAACCAAAGATACCCATTGATGTTATGAATACTAAAACTATGATTGCTGTAAATAGATATACTTTTAAAAGTCTTGGTACATCTTCACTCCAATTATTATATAACCAACTGGCCGCTACCAGCTTACCAACTTCTAGTGCTGAACCCATAGCTATAATAGGCATAGTCGCTCCAGCAAATAATGTCGCTAGACCAATGATAGAATACCCAGCCGCTATAACAGATATAGATATGGCCGATAGAAATGTTAGTATTATTAAAAACATTATTGTATGTTATACTCTTTTCTAATTTTCTTTATTATACTTTTTACTTTAGGAAAATAATCTTTATCTGAAGCGTAGGCACCTAGTGTTTCTACTAATATAAATGGATCGTCAATTCCGTCTTCTCTCAACTTCCTATAATCTTCAAAACTACTACCATTATTTAGTATTTTAATATAATGTTCTACACTATAGCATTCGTGTTCATAAACTCTTACACCCCATTTTTTAGGTGTATTTGATGGTAACATATGTGGTTGTTGCAAATCATATGTTCTTATACCAAATAGATTTTTACCAACTTTGGCGAACCGACTATCACCCCAACCAGACTCTAATGCTGCCTGAGCAATTAATAGTTCTACATTTACTTTTTCAAAATCTTTATTTTTGTAATACACATAATCAATACATTGTAAAACGTTATCTAAAAATTGTTGATTGTTGGTGTGTTCAAAGTTAGGTTTTTTAGGAACACTTGCCTCTGCTTGTGATATAACTTGATTTTTATATTCAAAAAACGTAAGTGTAAAAAAGATAGCAATGGTTGCCACCATCAACGTTCTAATTACAGTTTTAAATGTTTTCATTTAACCCTTGCTATGTATTCGTATGCTTGTAAAGTTTTTTCATTAAAGTCTTCATAAGTTTCTTTTAACTTTACTTGAAAAAAATCTAACTTATCTCTGTATTGATTAGCATTATCAAATATCTTTTGAGCTTGTTTTTCTGTATAGTTGTTGTAAATATCATTTACCCAATTACCTACATAATAAACTTTTCCTGTACCAACTTTATTACTCGGTTTAGCAAGTTCTCTTAATTGTAATAATGCTTCCCCTATATTCTGTTTAACGTAATGATCTAACTCTTTGCTTTTCTTTCTCACTTTTTCCATAATATACTTTCATTTTTATAAGTCAAGGCCAATTGCGTTTAATTTTGGTCTAAAACTGTAAAACAACTTATTATGATTTCCAGTATCACCTACATTAGCCATTTGATATAGGTGGACCATTTCGTGTCCTAATGTGTCAACGAATTCTCTCTTGTCATAGTATTCCGGTAACATTTCTAAATGGAATACTCTAGTTCCTTTTCTCTTCCATTCCCAAACTACAACTTGACCCATACATTTAATTTTAGGGTCTCTAATATTCTTAATTAAAATTTCATTAAATGGAGATAGTACATTATCAAAGACTGCTTTATTGATAATCTCAAAATACTTTTTAATATCTTTGTAAGTTGTCTTGTATTTTTTTCGACTCGCAAGTTCACGCTTGAGAATTTTTTTAATTCTCATGTTATTGTTGACTTTCATTTTGGCACTCTTTATCTTCAATTTTACTTCCTTTTAATAATAGGCACTTATGTGTCTTATCAAGTTCAAGTCTTAATTGTGTCATTACGCTGTCCATAATGTAAGGCAAGTGTTGTTGTAATATCGACACCATTTGAATAGCAAACTGATGTCCCATTTTACTCATTTCAGATTCTAACAATTTCTGGTGGTCCATGTCGGTACCTTTAATTGTTTCTGTTATAACATGACCAATAACTGCCTTGTTATATTCATCTGATTTAGCAAGACTAGATAGTCCAAACCAAATCATAGTATTCAATACTATAATTGTTATCAAAAATTTACGCATAATATATATTTCTCTCTTTCATATTTATAATATACACTATAAAGAGGTGTTTGTCAACCGGTATTTTGCGAGTATTTACTTGATTTTGGAGGGAACAAAGGGTGAACATTAGATGTCGCACCCTTTATTTTATGTGATTCTATGGAGTAACGTAATCGTCATTCCAACCAAAGGCTTCTTTAACCATATCTGCAGTTAAACCTTTGTACATTTTGTTTAGTGTGTTATTCTTAACTGCTAACATCACCTCTGCTTCGTCTTTATGTAATCCTTCTAGCATTTGAATAAACATAGTTTCTTTTCTTAATTTACTCAAAGATGGATCAGCACCTTTTACAAAATGCCATAGTTTTTTTGATTCCGTCATTAAAAGTGTATGTTCTGTTCCTGCAGGTACATCATTTTCAATATACGGTGGGATACCTTCTGGTAATTCCCATTCTATTTTTGGATCAAAAGCACCTTTTAAGATTTGTCTTAAAGCAGGTTTATCATACTGTCTTAAAATCTCTATCTTTTTAGGTTTATCTTTTGCGTTGTTTATTTTTAAAAAGATTTCACTTATTAGCAAGTTACCTGAACCAGACGTTGCCGCCATTGCATTCATTGCCTTTTTAGAAATCAGATTTGGATTGTCTGCCATTATATTTCTCCATGCATGTTATCAAAAATCATTTATATTTTCAATCAATGACTTCAGTTTGTTTTCTATAAAGTACGTTAACAGTAGCGTCCTACTAGGTACTTCATATGTTTCATACTTATTCAGTATGTTATTATATATATGACCAGGAATTTCACCTAAGTCTATCAATGTCTTATTTCGTTCATAATACTTTTTAGTTTCTGAACCTAGAGGTATGTTTGATATATTCGCCCACTCCTCTAATCTTTTCTTATTTATAGGTCTTTGTTTTGTGCCTGTAACAAATACATCATCTGAACTTAATATGTTTGGTATTCCATCTGATCTATCTCCCTTAATAATTTGTTCATGTAAAAATCTAATTGGGTCTTCATCTTCTACAAACTTCTTTTGTATAGGTGCATATTGTTTTACATTAGAATATTTTTGTAATTGAATAAAGTCTTTATCACCAGAAACAATCATAATTTTTTCTTTATCATGGTTCTCTTTTACAAGTACCCCAATTATATCATCTGCCTCAACACCTTCTATATGAATAACTTTATATGGAAAGTTTTTAGCAAGTTCATCTCTAATCTCACTGATCAATTGAAATAGACTAGACCAATCTTTTTTATCTTCTTCTCTGCCTTTTCTTCTAGCATGTTTGTAATGAGGAAATATATCTCTACGCCATGGATTAGCGCCATCAGCACATAATATAGTTTTACCATATTCTTCTTTAAACTTAATGTTATAACCTCTCAGCGAGTTTAAGACCATGTGTCTTAACATATCTTTGTCTGGTATCTCATCTAATTGACCTCTTGTGTGAGCCATTAGATTTGAAATCAACACTTGGTTTAAATCTACTAATATCATATTGGTAACACTCCTATTGTTTCAGATTTAGTAGACCAATCTCTAGCAAGGTCCATAACTCTTTTTCTGTTTTTAAAGTTGATAGTTTTATTGTCTAATAATTTTTCAAATACCTTATCTACTCCAGCGCCTAGTTGTAAATTGATATGTTTCTTAAATTTAAACTTCTTAAATTCTTCAAATGCGTTTACTACAATATGTTTTTGAAATGGTTTGTTTAGTTCTTCCCATGTCATATTGTAAAAAAACTCTTTAACTCTTAATGATAGATATGGAGTTAAGAATTGTTTTTGATTATTTCTAGCAACAAGTTCATGCCATAAGAAACCAGCTTGATTATTATAATCAAAGTAATTGTTTCTAAACTCATCAAACTTTTCTTTTGTTTGACCTGGACCATAATGTATCATTGCTTTTTTAGATATACCATAATAACCATCAGCAGCCCAACCACTAATTACTACGTGTTCTTTAATTTCAGGATATACATATAAAAATGGAAAACAGCACTCAAAATGTGTTTTCTTTTTACATCTTACTTCATGTACTAATCTTAAAAAATCATTCTCTAAATTATCTGTTGGTACTTCTACCACTACACAATCCCAACCAAACAGTTTTGATACTTCTTTTGCCTTTAATGCATCATAACTTGGTTGATCTTTTAAATGAAATGTATAAGCTGTAATCTTTTTACCCAATCTTTGTGCAGCGAAAGCAACTGATAAACTATCAACTCCTCCAGAAAGTAAAACAGCGACTTCTTTATCGCTGGTTTGTTCTGCTATTTCATTCTGTAATAATTTATCAATCATTCTTTGTCCACTCTTTAGTCACATCTTCAACATTTAATTCGCCCTGATAGACTGTCCAAAAGTTTGTAGGTTCACCATATTTTTCTTCTATGTAATCGTGGCTATCTTCTTCCCATTTTTCGTCTAGTTCTTCCGTTGTAATACCTTTTGCATTTTCAAAATAAAAAGAACATTGGTCGTCTACCTCTTGTTCTTCTACCATTGTGTGGTCGAATTCAAATTCGTTTCTGCTATCAATCGGATTGCCGATAATATCAGCAAGTTCATTACCATCTTCTACTTTAACAACACAATGACCCCAACGGTACATTTCCTCTGTATTAAATGATATTGTATTATCATCATTTTCATACTTTGAATATTCATAAATGGACTTTTTCCATTTTGGTGATATTTTATAAAATTTAGTCATTTAAATATTTCTTTTTATACCATTGATAAAACATCTTATCACCAAAGTATTCTACGATATGAC